TAGTAAGGTAAGAGGCGGTCTTATTATTAAAACTCTTGAAGGTGAACATATTGCAAGCATAGGCGATTATATTATCAAGGGCGTAAACGGAGAATTTTATCCTTGCAAGCCTGATATATTTAAAAAGACATACGAGGCGGTGGATGAATAATGCAAACAATCATAACCAGCACTATCATAGCAATAGTGCTTTTTTTATGCCTTTATTTTGGCTTTAGAGAGGGCTTGAGGTTAGGCATGAATGTTTCTAAGGGCAAGGAAATAGAACCCCTTAAAAGCCCGATTAAAGCCATCCAAGAGATAAAGGAAAACATGGAACTTGAGAAGAAAGAACGAGAGTTTCAAGAAGGCGTAAAAGCCATTATGGAGTATGACCCGGATGCGGTCGAGTGAACACCTGAAAGGAGTGTCTAAATGCAAGAAATACGGTGTAAGAAGTGCAATAAGCTTCTGTATAAAAAAGATTATTGCGGAGGGCATATTGAAGTAATAAAAAACAAGGAAGAACCGTGGATATGGGAGGGATATATTCCTGTAATTTATATCAAATGCCCCCGTTGTGGGGAAATGAACACCGAAAGGAGTGTCGAGGGTGGCGAGATTAATAGGGGGTAGAAGGTGTAAAAACAAACCTTTCTATAAACCTCCCAAAAAGCGACAATACGGCTCCGCTAATTTCAGAGACAGCAATACACGAAACGGAAAAGTAACAACAAGAAAAATGACCGATGAAGAAAAAATAAAATATTTTGTAATATAGAGTGCCATTGAGCGCCAGTTGACCTTAACGGGTTGGCTGGCGCTTTTTTTATTGCTCAGAAATGAGGTGAAACATATGGATATAGAACAGACCAAAGCATGGCAAAGGTATCAGAAAGGTCTTGAATACCAAAGCAAAATATCATTACTGTCCAAGACAGACAAGAATGAGCGGTTTTACTCCGGCGACCATTGGCGTGGGATAAAGGCCAACAAGCACCCAACGCCGATCCTCAATGTCACAAAGCGAATTGTTGACTGGAAATGCTCCCAAGTCATGTCCGACCTTCTCAAAATGAAGTTCACGGCAGACTGGATAAGCGATACCGACAACAATCCGCAAAGCCAGATGTACCGAGAAATTGCCAGATTGTTCACAGAACACGCAGTGACCCTGTGGGAAAAGCTGAAAATGGATTCCATGAACGAAAAGGGTTTGATTAAGGCGGCTTTAAGCGGGGCTATGGTGTCGTACTGGTACTGGTATGACAAAATAGACGCTGGCGACGGTCAACAGGGCGATATTTGTGGTGAACTGATAAACGCAAGCAATTTCTTCCCCGGAGACCCGAACATGCCGGAGATCAATAACGCTTATGAGCCTGTTCAGCCGTACATAATACTGTCCTTCCGTCAGCAGGTGGAGGACGTTCGCCGTGAAGCCAAGAAGAACGGAGCAACGAAGGAACAGCTTGAATTGATTGCGGCTGACGATGAAACGAAGAACGAAACCGGCGACATGGCAAAGTCCGAAATTGAGGACAGTGGAAAATGCACCGTCCTTCTTCATATGTGGAAGGAACTTGTTGACGTTATCGAGGAAGAACAGCAGGAAGTTATTGATCCTGTAACTGGCGAAACCGTTATTCAGACCATCAAAGTCAATAAGGGGCAGGAGTGGAAAATCTTTGCCGAGAAATGTACTCAAAGCGTGGTTGTTCGTCCGAAATGGGATACTGGTTTGCACCGTTATCCTGTAGCCATTATGAACTGGTACGAGCGCGAAGGTTCAACTTATGGCGAAGCCGAGGCAACTTCTCTTATCCCGAATCAGATAATGATAAACCAACAGGCCGCCATTCTGGCACTTTGGATAAAAATACATGGTTATCCCAAAGTTTTGTATGACAAATCCCGCATAAACCAATGGACAAATGATGTTACAACGGCAATTCCCGTAAACGGTACGAATGATGGCGGCGTTGGCGGTGCGGCAGTTTATATGCAGCCAGCGCAAATACCAACCGTTGTTATGAACTTTATGGAGTGGTTCATCCAGACCACGAAGGACATGGCCGGGGCGAACGAATCAGCACTTGGAGAAGCTAACCCGATCAACACATCGGCAATTATCGTAAACAGCAAAAACGCCGTTGTCCCGCTTGCCGCTATCAAGAGAAGGTTCTATCAGTACGTTGAGGATGTTGGCTTGATCTGGCTTGATTTCTTCATGTCAAAGTACACCGATTACCCGACAAGGATTATGCAGATAAACAACGGCAAGGAGCAGCAGTTCGTACCGATTGATACATCGGTTTTGAAAGACATCAAATTTAAGCTGAAAATCGAAGTCGGACCGGCGAATATTTGGAACGAAGCCGCAGCTATCCAAAGCCTTGATAAACTGCTGCAAATGCAATTGATTAACTTTGTCGAGTACCTGAAACGCCTGCCTGACGGCGTGATACCCGATAAAGAGGCATTAATCGAAGCCAGGGAAGGCGCAGAGGCACAGCAGAGGGCAGAAGAAAAACAGTTCATGTATGAACTCATGGCCAAGGAATTGCGCATGATTGAGCCGATGTTGTCTGATGAAGCGAGAAATCATCTTAGAATGTTGCAGCGCAATGACCCTGTTGCATACGAACAGCAGGCAAAGGCACTGATAAGGCAGCATATCAATCAGCCGATGCCATACGCCGGAAACGTAGGAGGTGGTACAAGTGAAGTGCAAGCAATGTAACGGCAAAATGTTTATTGCTGACAGTAAATTCGTCAGCGAGAAGGACACCACAGACGTGTTCCAGGAACTGAAACTTGTCTGTATCAATCCCAAGTGCCCGAACTACGCCGGATCCGACTTAAATAGGGCAGAGAAATACGAAACCCTGAGAAGGAAGGTAAACTGATGAAAGTCGTGGTTTGTATACCCTGTAAATCAAGCGTCCGAAAGGGCGCTTTTTAATGCAAATTTTCGGGCGTTGAATCTCATACGCCGCCGGTATGAAAGGAGAGTTTTACATGCTGAAAGACATCAATTTACAGCTTTTCGCAGAAGGCGAAGGCTCGGGCGTTAATGATCCTGCCGCCGCCGGGCAGGAACCGACAGCACAGGATACAATACAGGGGACGACAGAACCTCAACAGCCCTCTGACACGGGCGTTGAACCGCAACCCGCCGCCGGGGAAAACGAGGGTGTTGAAAAAGCTTTTGCCGCACGTTTGGCTAAAGAACGCGCACGTTTAGAGGCTGAACTGAGGCGGCAGTTTGAAGTCGAACTGAAGAACAACCCGTATTTGTCTTACCTTGAACAGATAGCCCAGGAAAGCGGCATGAGTATTGACCAGTTAATAGAGAATGACCGCAAATTCAGGGAACAGCAGAAGATCAACGAACTGATACAAGAGAATATCCCGCCTGACATAGCAAAGGAAGTCTACGAGAGCAGGAAGTTCCGCGAGCAGTACCAGAAGGAGAAGGCAGAGCAGGAGAAGCAGGAAAAAGAGCGCCAGATGATGGCTGAGTTCCTTGACGCATACCCCGACGTAAAGCCGGAGGATATTCCGGTTGAGGTATGGGTTGAGGTCAACAAAGGGCGTAACCTGCTTGATGCTTATGTGAGCTACGAGAACAAGCGGCTGAAAGAGGAAATGGCGAAGTTCCAGCAGCAACATCAGGTACAGCAGGCCAATGAGAAAAATGCGGCGAGTTCGACAGGTTCGGCAAAGTCATCGGGCGCAACCGGTGGCTATATCTCGCGCGAACAGTTTGAAGCCAACAAGCATGACATCAACTGGGTGCGCAAAAATCTATCAATCCTCGAAGAATCACGGAAGCACTGGTAAAAACCGGTGCTTTTATTTTTGAAAGGAGAGTGACGTATAATGCCGTATGAATTCATTCCTGAAATAGTTCATGCAAAACTGCTTGAAGAAAGAGAGAAAGCCGCAATAGCGGTCAAACACTGCAACCGCGAGTATGAGGGCGACATCAAGTCGAAGGGCGATCGCGTAAAGATCCTGACCCCGGGTGAGGTAGAACTGTTCGATTATGTTCGCAACCAGGATATGGGCGACCCGCAGCTGCTGGACGATTCAGCGCAGTACCTCGACATCACCGAGAGCAAGGCGTTCCAGTACTACCTCGATGATGTCGATAAGAAGCAGATGGACAAGGCTGCTGCGTTCGAGAGCGCCCACGTCAGGAACGCTGCATACAAGCTGGCTGACTATGCTGATCAGTTCGTGTTCAGCAAGTACACGGATGCAGGCGAAACAATAAACACATACGCTTCCACTTTCACGTCCGCAAACGTGCTTGACCTGTTGGCAAAAGCTGATGCCGCCATGAGAAGGGTCAACGTTCCGGAGAGCGAGACGAAATACCTTGAAATCTCACCTGAAGTATATGTGAAGTTCGTCCTCGCAAAAATCCTGAAGGACACCGACAACAGCAAGACGGTCGAAACTGGTCGTGTCGGCAAGCTGTGGGGTCTGGACATTTATGTGTCCAACAACATCCACAGATCTGACAACGGTGTTTATCAGTGCCTTGTCAGGACAAAGAGGGCTATCGCATACGCCGAGCAGCTGAACCGGTCTGAGGTAATCAGGCATCCGAAGCGTTTCGGTGACATCCACAGGGGTCTCATGCTGTGCGGTGCAAAGGTCGTAGTTCCTAAGGAACTCATATGCATCGCTGTCAATCCGTCTAATGAGACCTAATCGGCTGAGACCTAATTGAAAGGAGTGATATTGATGGCTATAACTGCATCTTACGCAAAAAGGAACCAGGCGGTTTCGCTGACGTTTAACGATGCAACCGCATCGCAGACGGTGGGCTATAGCGACAAGCCCGCTGAAAAAATTGTGCTTATCGTTGATAACGCCAATTCCGGCACGGGACAGACCGCTACAGTCACCGTAGTAAAGGGTGATTATATCACGAAAGAAGCCGGTGACTTGGTGGTCGAAATCGGCACAGGATCACAGGTCGTTATTGGTCCGCTTGAATCCACAAGGTTCAAGAACACCGATGGCGAGATCGAGGTCAATGTCGCTGTAGCGGCAAGCGGCACTGTGTCCAATGTTAAGATAGCTGTAATCAAACTGCCGTAACGGAACGGGGCGGAAAACCGCCCCTCCTACTTTTAAGGAGGGATAGACAAGTGAAATTCCAGCACCTACCGAACACATTTGTCGTTGATTACGACAAGATGAAGAATGTATGTGTGTTTGATGAAAACGGCTTTTTTGAAACCGATGACGATGAAATAATCAAATTCCTTACAACGAAAAAGAAGCATATCAAGGTTGTCGATGAACAGCCAACGCAACAGCAGAACGTGATATCTGACAAAAAGAGACTTTACACCTGCAAAAAGTGCGGCTTTAAGACAGACAACAAGGGTAAGCTCATGGCACATTGCCGGACAGCCCATAAAAAGGAGTGATGATATATGTCAGTTATATACAACAAGGTTGATGATGTATATTGGTTTGATACGACCGCTGAACTGCTTGCTGATACAGAGTATGTGAAGAAAAAGACAGCCAAGGCAATAGCCTTTGATAATCTGAGCAAAGTGTACGTCAGCGACGGAACTCAGTGGAAAGAAATGGGGTGATGGTATGGATACTGTAACGTATGCACTCCTTAATGGTAAGTTGGCAGATATGACGAACTATTCTACCGTCGCAGCAGCGGCAAATGTTTACACAATCGACTTTGCAAACAGTCCTGTTAAAAATGTAAAAATTGAAACCGAAGATTCCAACGCAAAAACAGTTGTACTTACCAATGTACCCACAGGCGATGCGGAACTGTTTATCGAACTGACATACACCAATGCCGCCGCTATAAC